CATATCTCAATTCTCCAAAGTTCCAGATATTACGATTTTAAATTCCTATAAGAACAGGGCATATGTAAGAGGATGTCAGAAAAAAGCTCTATAAGAGACCTTGAACTCTTAATCCTGAAGATGATTAAAGGTGCAAGAGAAAGAGATCAGAATGGGAATTGCTATCAGTATTCCATGAAAGACAATGAGCTTGTCTATAATACTTTCAAATGCCTTTATGACATTTATTTTCAGATGATTTATGTTGAATTGATAAAATATAAGAATGCCGAAAATGAAATTCAGATTAGAAATTATATAAAGAACGTTGTCGCATATATAATTCCAGCCCTTGAAAAGAAGATAAATGAGATTCATAAAGATTTCACGCTTAAAAAATGTGATGATAAGGTGGTCCTTGAATGGGTTAATTTATATGATGATTACTTTGCTATGGCTTCATATCGATCTCTAAGGCACTTCGCTCTTTATACTGATATGGATAGAGATGCAAATGACAAAGTATGGACTAATTCAATGAATATATTTGGTGGTTTTTGGTATTACGCATCAGACATGGTCCTCAATGGCAATACAAATTTTATAGAGAAGCAATTGCCTACTGGATATGGTAAATCTTATTCTGATGTAGTTTTTATGGCTTGGATTCTTGGAATAGATATAAATAACGATATTGTTAAGGTTTTTGGCAATCCAAGCAATATCTCTACTTGCTATGAGGGGCTATGCGACTTAATGTCTAGCCCTAGATATGCCAAAGTATTTCAATATTATAAGCAATTTAACTGTTCCAGACTTGCTATGGTCGATAAAGGCTCTCTTAATGCAAGTAAAGGAGAGCTTAAAATCACTGGATCTAAATTGCCTAGAAACGTTCTCATAACCTCTAAGGATTCCAAGATCAATGGCGCTAGGGCAAAATATATGTTTCTAGATGATATTACGCAAGAGGAAGATAAGGCTAATATTAACGAGCATAATCGAGATATAGATAAATTCAACAATATTTGGTTTAAGAGAAAATACAATGATAGTAATTTCCATATTATTTTGAGCGGAACTACCTATAGTGTTTATGATATACTTTCTAAATTAAAAATGCGTTTTGGAATAGAAAATGCCATAGCCGATAAAAGGCATAAATGGACATCATATGCAGCAAATGATGTACTTGTTCGTGGAAAAATTAGCGCTTTTATTTGCGTTCCAAAACTAGATCCAAATACAGATGAAAGCACATATCCAGAAAAGGCAACTACCGAATCTGCAAGAGCTGAAAGATTAGCTGATTATGAGGCATTTATGGCTATGGATCAGCAGACGCCATTACCGCCAAAGGGTACGCCTTTTCATTTTGATAATCTTAAAAGCTATGAGAATCTTCCAAAAGCCGGAGAACAAGGTAGGCCACTTTATCATTATGCTTATCTTGATAGTAAAAGATCAGGCAAAGATTATTGCGCAATGCCTGTATTTTCTCCATTTAATAAAAAGCATTTTCTTGTTGCCGGTATATATGACAATAGAGCAATGGAAGATATTTATGACAATATATGTACTTACATAATCTCATATAACATAATTAAATTATACGTTGAAAAAAACATTTGTGAGGGGCTTGATACTCTTTTGCAAATGAAACTGCATGAAAGGAATTATGATTGCTGCAATATAATTACCGTCTATTCTGATGAAAAGAAAGATGAAAGAATAGCTAGGCAAGATGCCAATATTAGACTTAATATTGTATTCCCTAAATATGGTATGTATTCTCCTACTTCTGATTTTGGAAAATTTCTAAATGATATTTACACTTATTCTTATGTTTCAAAGAATCTACATGATGATGGTATTGATGCTGTAGCCGGATATTCCGCAAAAGAAATAGATGATAGGACAGCACAATTAGGTACAATAACAAGTTTTGTTAGATAATTAGTAGAAAAATAGTATTAGCTTTGTAAAAAAATTTGCATTATTGAAAAAATAATTCTATATTAAAGTATAATATGTTTTGCTCAAAACATTAAGGAGAACAAATGGCAACTGCTGGAATCCCTAGAATTGAAATATCATGTCTGCCGGAGGACATTGAAAATAATCCTAATATAATCACGCAAAATCTAAATATGATTGTTCTTTCATTTTTAGAAAATGTCAAGAAGATTAGGTATTTACATAATTCTTATTTATTGGATCATATTATTAAATTAAAAGTTAGACCGCATGATGATAGTAAAATAAACAATATTGTTATTGAGCCTCATACATTTGCTATGGTTAACTTCAAAGTCGGCTATGCTTATGGAAATCCTATTAAATATTCGCAAACAAAAGAACTTGATGATAATTCTATTAGAATTTTAAACATTTGTGATAATGACGTTTATTCTAGATCGATTGATTCACAAGTGGCTAGATGGGTATATTCAACTGGAATTGGCTATTATTTCATTAATCCAAACGGAGAAATGAGCGATAATAAATCCCCTTATGATTTATTTTGCATAGAATCTGACAGATGCTCTAAAGTATATTCATCTATGGTAGGGCACCAACCGCTTTTTGACATTATAGTATCCCAAAAAGAAGATAAGAAGATTGTTGATAACAAATTAGAGAATATTACCATATATATTGTTGAAATATATACAAAAACACATTACTATAAATATAATATGGAAAGCGGGAAAATGATACCAGATATAATGCAAAGCATAAAAAGGCCTGAAAATTATCATTATCTTCCATTGGTCGAAAAGACCTGTAATGATAGTGCTATAGGCATAGTCGAGCTTGTTAATTCTATGCAAAATGCCCTAGATTACATAACTTCTAATAATCTAGATAATATCGGTGATATAGTTAATACAATATTGGTATATAAAAATGTCAATTTAGGTAAAGACGCTGTAGAACAAGGTACTAATCATAGAACAATGATGGCTAATGGAGCTATTATTCTTAATACTAGAGATCCGAATCTTCCTGCTGATGTTTCAACTATCGTAAATAAGTTGGATTTAAATGATATTCAGGCTGTTTATGACAATTTAAAACAAGAAATGTATGATATTGCCGGCGTTCCTCTTGCTTCCTCTTCAGTTTCAAGCGGTGGAGATACCGGCAGTGCTAGGTCATTGGGGAATGGCTGGGAAAACGCTTATAATATACTTCTTGCTGAAATAAATAGCTTCTTAGTAGCAGATAGAAAACTACTAGAAAGAAAAATTTCCATTATTAAATCTAGTGTAGCATTCTCTAAAAATTTCTCTATTGATAAAAATGATATTGCTATTAAATATAACCCTAACATTACTGATAATATGCTAACTAAATCACAAAGTTACGTTAATTTTATCACTAACCATATGCCGCCTAAAATGGCGCTCGCTAAATCTCAACTATCAAATGATCCTGAATCCGAAGGCAAGGAAATTGATGATTATATTCAAAGATCTCAAGTTCAGCAGGACATTACAAATAATGGAGGTGGAGGTATGGATAACAACAAGACCGGTTAGATACATTTCGTTTATGTTTTCTAATATTATGACTGGCGAAAGTCATTTAAAGATACGCATTTAATGCTTCTCGATAGATAGCCACTATCATTAAAAATCAAGGCTTATAAAGGAGAAAAATATGACATTGAAAGATTTATTAGGTGAAGACTATTCCGATACTATGACTGCTTCCGATATTGAGGCTAAATTATCCGCTAAAGGAATTAAATTGACTGATTTATCGAAAGGAGATTATGTTAGCTCCGAAAAATACAAGTCATTAAATACTAACTTTGAAGAGGTAAATAAAAAGTTACAAGCCAAAATGACTGATGAGGAAAAGATTAAAGCCGAGCAGGAATTAAAGGATAATCAAATTAAAGAATTGAACAAACAAATCAATTTATCTAAATATTCCGAAACTCTTGCTGGTACAGTATCGGATCCGCAAGTAAGAGCTGAAATTGCATCTCTTATGGTTAATGGCAACAACATTGAAGCCATTAACAAACTTAACACTTATAGTTCTAAGATATTAAGCGAAAAGAATGATGTTATTAAGGCATTGAAAAATAAAGATATTACTCCTACAGGTGATAGTAATAATAATGGTGAAATTACTAGAGACCAATTTGAAAAAATGTCTTATGCTGAAAGAACTAAGTTATACGAAACAAATATTGATTTATACAAAAAATTAACGAAAGGAAATTAATTATTTATGGCTGAAACTAAATTAACAAACCTTATCAACCCACAAGTTATGGCTGATATGGTATCCGAAGCCTTACCAAAGGCGATTATCGTTTCCGCTTTTGCTGCGGTAGATAGAACTTTGGCCGGTGTTCCCGGAGATACTATTACTGTTCCTGTCTATGCTTACATTGGAGATGCCACTGACATTGCTGAAGGTGTTGCAATGGGTACTACTATCTTAACTGCTTCTAGTACAACTGTTACTGTCAAGAAAGCTGGTAAAGCTGTTGAATTGACTGATGAAGCTATGCTTTCTGGCTATGGTAATCCTGTTGGAAATGCCGCAGGACAGCTCACAAAGTCTATTGGATCTAAAGTTGATCAGGATTCTATTGATGCGTTAACCGCTGTTACCACCAAAGTTTATGATGGTTCTGCTGCTATCATTTCTTATGATGGAGTGGTTGATGCCATTGATTTATTTGAAGAAGAAACCAATTCTCCTAAAGTTATCTTTGTCAATCCTAAGCAGGTTACTCAAATACGCAAGGATGCCGATTTCAAAGATATTAACAAATATCCTTTAGGAAATGGTGTAATTATGACTGGCGTTATAGGCCAAATCGCTGGTTGTCAAGTTGTACCTACAAGAAGAGTGCCTCTTGATGCAACATCCGAATATTATTTATGCCCTATTGTCAAATTAGGATCTGCTGTTACTGATACTGATTTGCCTGCTTTAACCATTTATTTAAAGCGTGGAGTTATGGTTGAAACTAGTAGAGATATTCTTAAAGGATCCAATACTATTGCCGCTAATGAACATTATGCTGTCTCCGTTTCTAATGCTGACAAGGTTGTCTTAGCAAAATTCAAGAAAGTAGCTTAAATATAACTTATTATGGCAAGCATTGAACCTATTGAATTAGAAACATATATGGCTCGTAAATATCCATATCTTTCAGCTGATGATAGGGAGGATATTATTAATAGTGCAAAAATGTTTTATTATTCTTTAAGATTTCCTTGTTTGCCTGATATTGATGAAATTATTTATCCAATTGCTGGAAAAAACATAATTTGGTGTGAAAAAGCTTGCGATGAAATAGTTGAAAGGCTTGGTGTAGGTAGCGCAATCTCTTATCAAGAAAACTCTATCTCAATAAAATTAGATAGTGCTGAACTTAGTGATAGGCTTTGTAATATGATTATCCCTGAAGCTGGTATTCCATTATGAAAATTGGAGAATCTATATATCATTGCAGACTTATTTCATCTGATAATACGAAAGTTTATTCTACACCCGTAAAATATATAACTAGGCTTAATTATATAAGTGTTCAAAACAAGACTGGTTTTGTAGCTGCCACTCAATATGGCAAGGATATTAAACAATATGTACAATTAGTTTGCCGCCCTTATATTAGCTGGAAAGGTGTTATTAATGTTAATGATTTATTCTTCATTAATAAAATACCTAGCAATACCGAATTAATCGGAACAAAGGGAATTGGTGCAGATTATATTGTTGATAGTGTTGCTCCTCAAAACTTATCTATTATTGTTACTTTGAAAAAGAGGGCATAGTTATGGTAATCGCCGCAAATATAGCACCATTGCTTAATTTCAAGCGAAAGGTCAATAAACTTATAGCAGAAAGAAATACGTTGCTCAAAGCATCCATTCAGTCTAAAATTATGGACAAGGGCAATGAGGAAGCGAATATGCAACTTAAAGCATGTAGTAACTTCTTCATAGCTTCTTCCAAGACATTGGGAGATAGAATAATCATCAGCGGAATTGATACCACACCAATTGATAAGCATATTGCCTTTGTGGAATTCGGAACTGGCATTGTAGGCCAGGCAAGAGGATATAAAGGTAAACTGCCTGATATTTGGAATTACGCAAGTGGTTCTCATATTGATCCAACTACTGGAAAATGGATGTATAAAAAGCAACATGATTCTGAAACTCAAAAAAAGGGTGGCAGATATTCTACTAGAGGTCAGATTTCAAAGCATCCTATGTGGAACACTAGAGATTATGTTAATGTTAATTTGATGTCTCTTGCCAAACAGGGTGCAATGAATTATCTGATTACTATTATAAAGTGAGGGCTATATGGAATCTGAAATTATAAATTATATAGAACAATCATTCGCTAATGATTCTAATATAGAAGATAAACCCAATGTGCATGAATCTTATCAATATAACCATGAGTTATCTGGTAATGAGATTCTAATTTATCCTTTAAACGATATTCCTGATATTAGGGAATTAAGCGGAGAAGAAAAAACAACCTCATTATCCATTCAAATCGCTTGCGTTTGTCGGGATCAGAATATAGGCGATACTCCAACAAATGCACAGAAAGCAGCCAATTATTATTTGAAAAAAATAAAGGAAATTATGAGTGCCAATATTATTAGGCAACATATAAATGGAATAAAGGATTGCCGAAGAGCCAATTCTTTATTCTCTATTCCTTATGAAGATGGCTCTTCTTACTATGTTTCTATTATTCGATACGAAATTAAATATATTAGTTAATAAGAAAGGAAAAAATTAATATGGCAGATATTTCA